TTAATCTTTGAAGATCTGCCTGCGCCTGTTGGCTGTTCGACTTAATCTGTAACTCGATAGACAAAGTTAACTCTCCTTATAGCTGTGTTTATGTTTCATATTAATCCTTGTATTTGCTTAAATTAAAAGACCCCCGATGGATCGGCTACCAATTTTAGGCAGAAGACACCATCGAGGGCGGGGTATTATTTAACTGTTACAACAGCACCTTTAGGGCTGAAGAAACGTGATACGGTTTTCTCGATAAATCGAGCAGGGGCTTGTTGTGAATTTCCCATATTTAGGTCGGTGATATAGGGAACACCGTTAGACAAATACAAAGTGTCAAATTTAGTGGAACTTGGGGGTGGTAACAACCCCACAGAACCATTGCCTTGTGAGAAGGTATTTGCAAAAGCAGATAGATTCCACGAGGATCTAGCTCGCCCGGTTTTCACCGGGGTTGCCATTTGTAATGCTGCATATGCTTGAAAAGATGAGATACGCAAGGCAAGATTTACTTCTTTCATTAGTTCAGCTTCTAAACGCTTGAACTCTTTGCTTACATTGTTTACTCGAATACTTATCCTTGCCATCTTATTCTCCTTTCTTTTCTTCTAGTGCTGTTTCTAACATCGCTCCAAATACAGAGGTTTTCAAAGACCGGTTTATAACTTCTTCGTCTGGTCTTTCTTCTTCCCATTTGTGCATCTGAGCTAAGCTAGAAAATATCTGCTGAGGTTTTGCTTTTGTATTTCCACTTGAAGAAATAATCATTGCGGCTCTATGGTCATCGCGCCAACCCACGGGTCTGGCTTCAAAATACTTGGCCCACATTAATAGTTCTTCTTGTGGCATTTCAGCCTCTAACTGATACATTGGCATCTGAAGATTGAAAGCTAGTTCAAACATCCACATGTCAGCATCTGTTATACGTTTCCCTCTTTTTCAGCAGGGGCGATACCCATGACTTTTTCAGACAGAGCGGTCAATTCAGAAATAGGGAAGCCTTCGAACTCTTCGTCCGTTAAGTCTTCTGCTCCAACAACGGATCTACGCATTACAAAGCGTAGAATTTCTAATTGGTCTTGGTCTTCTTCTTCACGAGCTTGAATTTCTTTGGTCTTGGCTTCAATAGCTTTAACATCACCTACTGTGAGTTTCTTGATTTCTACTTCGCCATCCATGAATGGTACTTTTGAGGTGTGTACCTTGCCTACGAATTGTTTCATTATTGTGTATCCTGTTTATCAAATAAATGTTCGTTGTGGTCACTAAACTCGTCAAGGAGCTTGTGCATTTTGTTGAGAACGCTAAGCGTTTCAAAAATTTCCATTCGTTTTTCTTCGTTACCTTCAAAGTCTTCAAATCGGTCGAAAGTCTTTCGCAAGCTGAAGTCGATATCTTTGTGCATATTGCGGATAGTAGCTTGAAGCACGAATGCTTTATCAAATGGTTTATTCATTATATCTATCTCGTTTATAGAAGGGTCAGAGGCCCCGAAGAGCCTCGCCCAGTGTGCTATTTAAGCAGGTGCTAAGTAACCCGTAGTTACGCCAGCTTTCAAAGAAAGGGGTCCACGGAAATCGCCATCTACCGTCAAAGCGATAGTGGCTTGGATTGCATCGGTTAAGTTAGTTGAAATCTCAAAAGAAGCAATGGTTCCCAAGAAGTAGAAGTCAGAGAACTCATCCGTACGCTTGTTTCGTGCTACACCAAGAGTAACAGTACTTGGCGCGGCATCTGAGAGACGTACGCGGAAAGCAAGTTTAGTACCGGCTTTACGTAATGCTTCTAATGCAGCGTGCTTGCTAGCAACGTAGTTAAGAGTGAATTCCAAAGTCGGAGCGTCTGATTGACCAGCAACCTGTGAAGAGGTTGATTGACCATAAACAGGAACGTTTACGACATTAGCAGGGGTACCTACTGATGGGAATTCGCGAACATCGCCAACAGCCAAAGGAACCGCAGTAGCCAGTGTTTCAACTGCAACGTCAGTGGTAGGAAAGGTGCCACTGGTGAACAGTGCTGCAATAGCTGCATCGGTTGATGCTGAGTTGACAGCGCCTGCGGTAGCGTATGCTAGTGAGGTAAATTTACCAGCAGAAATTTTTGTTAAGTGTGCCATTTAAGACTCCTAATTTATTTAAACGTAAACTTCGCCTGTACCTGTTCCGGTGAAGGAAGCAGGTCCAACGAAATCGCCTTCTACTGTCAAAGAGATAGTAGCTTGGATTGCATCAGTCAGGTTAGTTGTGATTTCGAAAGAGGCAATAGTGCCGAAAAAGTAGAAGTCAGAAAACTCATCATCAACAAAAGCTGTAGGTACGCCAAGGTTAGGCGCGGCAGCTGCTACTAAATTAGAGGAATCAGTCATACGTACTCTGAATAACAAACGAGTACCCGCTTGTCGCAAGGTATCTAATGCAGCGTGTTCGCTGGCAACGTAGTTAAGTGAAAATTCAAGGCTTGGAGCATCTGATTGCCCGGCTACCTGTGAAGAGGTTGATTGACCATAAACAGGAACGTTTACGACATTAGCAGGGGTACCTATTGAGGGAAATTCTCGTACATTGCCTATGTGCTTTACGTTGCCTTCTAACGATTCACGGACTGGAACCCCAGCAGTAGAGAGTGTTACGAGTTTCTGGTTAGTGTCACTGACCATAAGGTCAGAGATGTCAGCAAGAGCGGTTGCCGTGCTGGTACTGGGAATGTAATCTAAGGAGGTAAATTTACCTGCTGAGATTTTGGATAATTGAGTCATTGATATTCTCCGATCAATATTAGTATAAGGTGAAGCCGACAGTATAGTCAGCTCGGTAAAGGGCAGGATTTGCCGTGTCAGTACCGATTACGTTTAAAACGCTAGAACCCGTTTGGGTTCCTCTGATGAAAGTTTTAGTTTCAAGTAGTGTGTCAAGTATGTCTGCGATAGCCATCATGCGTGTTGTACCAGTTCCAGCTTCAGGATAGATTTGAATTATAACCTGTCCTTTCACACCAAAATCAGCATACCCTTGTTGAACACTGTTAGGTAGTATTTCTACTTTAACAAATTCAGTAGTTCCAACGGTTACGTTGAAGTTAGAGGGAATAGCTGTAATACCCGTGCCCGTCCATTCAACACTCGCAAAAACTTCTTCTATATCGGCGTGAACACTAGCGTACTTAGCCATGTTAAACCTCCGTTACAGTAAGAGTTACTAGTGCAACATCTTTGAGTGACTGAACTATCTTATGCACTTTAGTGCCAATAGTTACAGTATCATAGCTTGTTGGGTCTGGTAAATCAATCCTTTGGATGTATACTATTTTAGTTACTACGCCAAAGTCTTGTGGATTAGCGCGTCTAATACTTTCTTCTATAATAGCCTTAACGGTTTTATTAGAAGTAGTAGACGTTACCGCTCCAGTATCAAAAGAATAGTTGGTACCCGCAGCAGTGGTTAAAGTAACCTCAGTAGCTAAATCTCCAATAATTGAAAAAGCAGATTTTACTTGGTCTTGGATTAATTTAGTGAAAGCCATTAGATAGCATCCCACTGTCTCTGATTATAGCCTAGAGACATGTCTGCGAAGATACTTCGGATATACCGGGGCATCATAGAAGCAGTCTTAATTGTGTCTAGTTGAATAGGTCCAGCTTTTAAACCTACTACAGAAGCGGTGTTACCTACAATACCTTCATTAGAAAGAAGATGCAATGCTAACTCGTAGCACGCCCTTCTTAACAGTTGAATGTCTATTGGAAGGACAGTTTCTTTTTCTGTAGAGCTTGGAAAAGCATAAGTGGAACTAAATGCCATAGCCTGATTTCTACTTGGCGAAACCCAGCTACCAGAGCGGGGCCAGCTTAGTGTTAAACTTGTACTTGATGTAGTCATACCACGCCATCTTTCCTGTTCTAGGAGAGCAGTAGCGGTGATAAGAGCTGCCTCCTGCTTGTCCTCATTTAGAGTCCAAGCAGTGGCATCAATACGATCATCAAAGTAATTACCGGCTTCATTCAGGTTTACGTATGAGTTAGTGCCTTTTATGAGAGCCATGATAATTCCTTATATTTATACGTGGAAGATTGGGAGAATACCGAGGTTCAAGATGCTAGCCTGACGAGTCCAGCTTGCAGCTGCGCCAAGAACGGCGTTAGTAGCGAAAGCAGTCTGCGTACCAGCAAAAGTGTAGCCACGTGGGTGCATTACATAGCCCCAACGGTACCAAGCAGTCGTTCGACCAGAACCACTACCTACGTTTTCGTTACGATCCATAGCAACAGGATTAGGAACAGAAACTTGGCTCATGAACATAGAACCGGGCAACATCATGTAAGAGGTCTTAGGTGAAGTAGAGTTAGAACCTAAAGCTACGTTGGTAGCTGCTGTTACGGCAGAGAAGCTTCGTGATACGATGATTCGTACCTGACCGCTCAGAATAGTTTCGAAAGAAACGTTACCATCGGTGACACGCTCGTCGTCAACCAAGTTGGCAACTTTGATGTCGAGGTAAGTTTCAGGGCCTACTACGAGGTAGACAAAAGAAGGAGCGTAGTCAGCCCATGCACCCATAGCTCGGATGATGTGTTCTACTCGCTTCCCGGGGATAGCTTGGCTGATGTCAACTAGCTTTTCAAGACCAGAGCCAGTACCAATCGTGTCAGCGGCTGCAGCTACATAACCAAATGCTTTAGCAGGGTCGCCGTCAACAGCGTTTCCAGCGAATACTTGGCTGTACAAAGTCTTTGCAGTAACAGCTGCTTGAAGAGCGTTACCTACTGCTAATTCAGAACCGCGAATACCGGTGAGACAAGCACGCAATGCTTGGTCTTCGTCTTCTGCACGAGTTTCAGAGAAATCACGAGCAATCTTAGCCATGCCGTCTTGCTTAGAGATAAATTCTTGTAACAAGTACTCGTTAGCACCGTGGGTACGAACAGTCTTGATGTAAGTTTCTACGCTAGTAGAGATGTTAGTGGTAGCACCGTAGTTCTCGTCTTGAGAAGCAACGTTAACAGTGGTAGCAGCGCCGCCAGCAATAGATTGCCCTTCGTTCGTAGTGCCGCCAACAGCGTAGCTGCCGAGTGGCTTGTAGAAGCGAATCTGACCGATGAAGTCTTCGCCATTTGGGTTAATAGATGCATCGCTGCCCATGATCCCGGTAGATACCAGTTTCTTTGCGCGAGTGTAAGCTTCGTCAGTGTAAGCAGAGATTGCTTTGTTAAGTGTGCCGAATGCTGTTGAGGAAATTGCCATTGTGTGTTCCTTTGGAATTTATATTAATTTAAGAGTTGATGATTAGCTTAGCGCCAATCTTTTCCACCGTCAAGGTGTCCAGCTGCGGCTGCAGCCATGATTTCGTCCATGCTCATATCAGCAAGAGACTTCTTAGCGTCAAAAGCGCCTTGAGTAACAGCGTTAGGCTGTTGTCCTGTTCCTGAAGATTGCTTGGGTTTAAACAAAAAGTCTTTGTCTTCGTCTTTCTTAAAACTTTCAGCGAAGTCCTTAATTGAAGCGCCTGTACGATGAACCCACTGGCCATTTTCGTCTTGAACCAGCTGACCAACTACATCGCGGTATGCGAACTCAGCGGCTGTATCATTACGAAATTCCATTCCCCTAAGCGCATCACGTACAACGTTATCGCGGGTTAGTTCAGTTACTTGCTTCTCTTTTACTTCCAGTTTTGCAGATAATTCAGCCAAGCGAATGTCGCCTGCTTCCTTGTGCTTACCTTCTTCTTCGAGACGTGCAATTTCAACTGCCTTCTTCTCTTCTTCGAATTGAACTGCTTTCTTAACAGCGTCATCTCGTGATGCGTATGCATCATTCAATTTGCTTTTAATAGCAGCGAGTTCTTCTTCGACTCGAGCTTGAACCATACGAGATAGTTCTTCGGAGGTAGCTTGTGGTGCTTCATTTTGTTCTTCGTTATTTAAATTTTCTTCAGACATTGTATTATTCCTTGGTCACGGACCGTTGGGTTAATTTGGGTTATGTGGGCAAACATTGCCTACATTTTTGGTTAGGTTATTAGCAATCCTCTATGGACCTATGCCATACCAATCCCAACCGGGAGGTATCGGTGCTAATATTTCTTTTGAAGTTAAGGGATTTTTAGGGTTAATTAAACCATCCCGAATTGCCCTCTTTAAAAGGCTCTGGTAGGAAGCTTCTGACAACCCGCGTGCTCTCATAGCCTGCAAAGTTTTCAGCATTGTTTCACCTTCAACAGCATCCGCATAAATCTTTCTAAGAGCGACTTTAGCACGAAGGCTATAACCGATGTTAGTAAAGAAGGCGTCATGTACTGTACCAGTGGCAACATTGTTTTTCCTACCCCATAAATGAAACTGCCTCACGAGTGTGGCATCATTCATATGGTTACCATTCACACCTAACCCTAAACGGGCGGCAATGATAGACACTTTTCCTTGTAAAGAACCATCCGTAGTTGTATCTTCAAAGACATTAGCAACTCTACGTCCCGTTACGGGGTCAGTAAAGTCTATTCTATGTTGTACAGTCGGTCGGTATCTTTGGAAAAGCGTTTTCCCATCTACTGTGACCCAAGG